TGGGGATTGATTCGATAAGCAGACGACGCGGAGTGTCAGAGAACGCCGACGAAAGCCTTGACTTCGGCGTCTCCCGCCTGGAGGAACTTGCCCGTCGCGGTATACGCTGCGGGAAGCCCGGTGATCGTGATCTGGAAGGTAAGGTCCGGATCGGCGTCGCCGGTCACGGTTGGGATGAAGAGGCGCGGCTCTCCAGAGTTGGAGATGCCGTTCAGTAGCAAGATTTTGACTGCATTGACGCCGGAGTCGAGCTCGATCTGGGTGACGATGGTCTGCTGGACGGCGTTGAGCAAGCCGAGCTTACGGGTGACCGTAATTTGCGCGCCTTGATTGACGTCCTGCGCCGCAGCGGAGAGCGTGATCAACACGCCGGGGTAGTCCGTAGCGGTAGCGCCGATGGCGGAGTTCACGGACTGGACGATGTCGAGTACTCCGGACGCGAAAGCGAACTGACGTGGGGAGAACGGGATGACCCGTGCGATGGACGACTGTAGGGCCACCACCTCGTAAGGCTGCAGTTTGACCTTGTCGCCGAGGTCGGAGGACAGGATGCGGCCGCCTCGGACGTGCTCAAAGAGCACGCTCGAGTTGGCGCCCATCTTCTTGATACGTGTCATCTCGCTCAGAGCGCGGGCGACGGCGGGATTGGACGCGGCGAGGGTCCGTGCAGTCTTGATTTCGGAAGCGGAGGCAGTGCCGCTGGCGAGTTTCGCGGCGAGCTTCTTGATGTCGACTGTCTTCTTGGGCTTGGTATCGCCCTCCTCGTAAATGTCGAGTGAGCCGTCAGGTGACCCGTACTCGAAATCGGCGTAGTCGCCCTCTTCGATCAGGTCGCCCATCGGATTCTGTGGTAGCATCACGATCTGCCCGAGATTGGGATTGATATCCCCTTGCGGGTTGCGGGTGAGGCTCAGGGGGGTGAGCTTGCTGAGGAAGGAGGCGGAGAGGATGGAATTGCGCATTAGATACCTTTCATAGACCAGCCTCTAATGGGTAGAGGATGGTCCCTGCTCTGGTGTTCATACCTAAGCAGTCTTGTTTGAATAGTTGGAGATGGATGTGATCGAGTTCTGCGTTTGCGAGCCAGCAGTATTGTGGCTCGACGTGTTTGGCGACGCGCCAGACGGCTAGCGCGGTCTTAAGGCCGAAACCTCCCATTACGAAAATCATTGGCGCCATGTCCAGTGATACTCCGTCGCCGTGGGTACCCTCGTCGCGCCACACGGATGTGACGCGCCAGGGATAGCCCGGCTGAGAGAAGCGGCCGCTCTGGATGGCGACGGCCATCCTCACTACGGCTGGGTGGGCCGAGCCGGTGCGGAGGATGTGCCCGGGATAAGC